TTACAGAAATGAAAAATCTTTCGGAAGAAACGGTTGAAAAAATTTACATTAAAAATTATTGGACGCCTATTCGAGGAAATGAAATTATAAATCAAAATATCGCAAATGATATTTATGATATGGCAGTTAATTCAGGAGTTGGTACTGCGATTATTTTAGCAAAAAGAGCTAGAAATATTGAAGAGTCAAAAAAAATGGATGATAAATTTTTAAAAATTTTAAATCAAGAAGTATGAAAAATTTCGCAATGTTATTAGTCTTTTTTTTGGTGAGTTGTATGCCAAAAAGTAACACTCCAAATCCTGTAGTTAGCAATTCTGTGATATGTGATTCTTTCCACACTACTCCAGAAAAAATATTTATTACTGATACTATATCGGTATCAAATGAAATATTTGAACATAAATACGATAGTCTATTAAGAGTTGTGAAGAAAAAAAACGATAGTCTATTTATCGAACGATATAAAATAGAAAGAGTCAAATACTATAATAAAATAGTCCAAAAAAATAAAACACAATTGAAGTTTTTATCTGGATGGATCAATCGGGTTGTCAATAACAAATAAAAAAAGATACTTATGGAAAAACTAACTTTACAATCGCCATTATTAAGAGAAGCTTTCAAATATCTTGGATGGGTTTTATTATTCGTTGTTTTATGGTTCCGTGGCTGTTCCTCAACACCAGCAGCACCACAAATTACAAAAGTGATAGTTCCGGAAGTAAACGGAAAATTTGAAGCAAAGAAACCGGTTAATGTACCAATTAAAAAAACTCCAACTAGTAAAGAAATTTTACAAGTTGAAAATCCTATCAATCCAAAACTGATTGCTGAAAACGAAAAACTAAAACAAGATTTCGCTAAAGAAAAAGATAGTTTAAAACGGATTATTGCTTATAATAAATCGGTCCAATTAAATAAGTTTTCATCAGATTTTGAAGATGATAATGTCATTATAAATATTGATGGAATTGTTCAAGGTGAAGTCAAAGAAATTACACCAGGATACAAGATTAAAGAAAAGAAAGTCGAAGTTAAGGTAAAACCAAAAGAAACTGTTTTTCGTTTACTTGGAGGAATGGAGCTGGGCAATAATACAAAATTAGATGGCTTCGCAGCGAAAGCAAACTTAATGCTGCAGAACAAAAAAGGGAATATTATATCCGGCTCTTTTGATACAAATCAAACCATTTGGATCGGTTATAATTTTTCAATATTTGATATAAAAAGGTGATGCCTTTTTATTATTTTGATTAGTCGTAAAAGCGCATCATTACTGGTGCGCTTTTTTGTATATATATATAGGAGTGATTTATTGTATATAATTTTCGAGTAAATATGTACGTACTATTTATGTTTTCTATTCTTCCAACTATTATTATGGTATTTATCACTTGGTTTACTTTTGAAATAAAACCATAAAAACCGACCAATAAGAACAAAAGCCGCTGCCGAAATGATTAAGTCTAAAATTGTCATATATGCAAATTTATTGGTTTATAACGCAAATGTTTATCTTCTTCAAAGCTTCATTTTTTCGGTTATTTCTACCAACCAAATAAACCTTTTCAGTTACATTGGTTTCGTGTGATGCCATTCCTTTTGATAGATTCAAAGTAGTATCTGAAGCTTTGTCTAGTTCGTCGAGGAATAAATGTTTCAAAGCGTAAAAATCAGCCGTTACATTATATTTATCTTTTACCAATCGCTTCCATCGTTTCGTGATTTGGCTTGATTGTGTTGGAACTAATGAAGGTTTTAATCCTCTTGTGAATAAAAAATCATTTTCATCGGAGCACTCTTGGACAATTTCTGTCCAAAAAGATAAAACGTTTGGCAAAATAACCTTTATTACTTCTTTGCTGACTTTGCCTTTAAGGATGGTGACTTTATATTCCTGTTTAGCCAGATTGACATCTTTCTTTTGAACTCGGAACAATTCAGAACTTCGAGCACCGGAATGAAAGAAGATCATTCCATACCTATAAAATGTATAATAATCATTTTTTAGAATCTTGAATATCTTGTTTAGTTCCTCAACCTCCATAGTTTCACGAATTTTCTTGACAGTTTTTTTCTTTTTGATATCGCGAATAGGATTGTGAAATACCATTCTTTTTTCAACCAAGTCCGAAAGCACTATTGATAAATGAGTCAGAAACTTATTGTATTCATTATTGGTCAAGCCCAAAGGATCCAATAAATCACGTATGTGGCCACTATGGATTTCGCAAATAGAAAACTCCATTTTTAATGCAATGGCCGACTTTTCAACCTTGGCTACAATTCGTCTAATCTCTTTTGTTACACCAGGAGAAACTGTTAATAAAGGATATGCAATTTTTAGAGCTTCGATAAAATTTAGTTTTGGATGCAATGATCCTGGAATAGGTTTGAGCTCCGGAATCATATATTTTTTAATGATTGGGTTATAGCCTTTTTCTTCGAAGAGTTTAGGGATTTCCTTTAACCAAGTTTCAACAACTGCTTTACGTTCCTCCAGAGTCCGGAACCGGTTTAGTTTTTTCCTGAACAGAAAGCCTTTAGGATATTTTTCTTTGAATTTTGGGTCATAGAACTTGCATTCTACACGCCAATCAAGTTTCAAAGATTTCTGGGAAGTCAATGTTTTCCAATTCTCGGGATGTACCCACAGATCAGAGTACGCACAATCGAATAATAAATTTTTTGCCATAGTGTAATTACTTTAGGGTTGTCGGTAGGGTTGCCGATTCAAGTAATTACAAGCCGTAAGATTTTTTATTAAAACACTTAAACCCTTGTTGGGAGTGGGTTTAAGTGCTGTTTTAATTTGTAGCGAGACCGAGATTTGAACTCGGGACCTCAGGGTTATGAAAACCACAACTACATTTATTCCCTATTGTAATTACTGTAAAATCAGGCTATTAATTATTTGTTTTTTATCATATTTGATGGATTTTGTATTTGTTAGGGTTGCCGGTAACTCTTTTATGCTAACTCCTTTATTGGCTTGGGTTGAGGAATGTTATAGATGTTTTTTTGAACACCATAAATCCAATTTGCGTTGACATTATATTTTTTGCAGATAATTTCTATGTGCAGCACGGTAAAATGATTTAAATCTTTTTTTACCTTAGAAACAGTTTGTTCTAAAACACCTATTTCCTGACAAAATTCTTTTGTAGAAGAGATTTTCTTTTCAAATTTGAGAAGATCAATCAGGTGGATTATATTTTTGTCTGAAGTGTACATTACCAATCATTTTTTTTACTTGAAGCGCCATCACTAACTAAAAAATTCTTCAGGTTCAAGTTGAGGTTATTAAAGTGTTCTGGAACTATGGCAACAATAAATTTATAAGTGCTTTTTGCTTCTCCTTTTTTATCAAAATAAGATGAAGTATTCACAATATCAAAATTGGACCACATAATAGATTTTGACTGGTTATTGTATTCTGAAATACTCAACACATCAAATTTATATTTCCCATCTTTAAATGAAATTTCAATTTCGTATTTTGTATCGCCGCATCTTTTACCCATATAGCTGTAGCAGATCAATTCCTTGCTAAATCCCTCTATCCGGATATATTCATTTTCAATGTTGGCTTTGATCACTTCTCCAGGCTCTTTAAAAGTCATAGTAATCCAATCCAATGTGTTTTTATAAAGTTCGTTTTGTGTTTTTCCATTTACCGGACTAACTACAAAATCAGTAAGGCCGTCTTTAGTAAATTCAAATTCAGTTTCTTGGCTATATCCTAATGAAAAAACTGATAAAACCAATAATAGTATAATATTTTTCATAATATTTATTTTTTAAAGTGTTGATTTTTAAATTTATGCCTGTCATTTATTTTGTAAATGAGGTTTCCCGTAAAAATTAGAATTATTATTCACTGTCTGACTATTGTCATAATAATAATTATAACAGAATCTTAATTTTAGCATTTAAACTAATCCTTAATTTCCCCAAAAATGAAACTTTCAATCTTAGTCGTTAAACTCATTTATGCTTATTTCATCATTCTAAATCTGAAAATTCAAATCTTTTTTAGACGGTCATTTTCTTGACGCAATTCCTTAATTTCTTCGTAGGCCTTCTCCAGAAGATTCAAAACTCTATTAACGGTACTTATATCGTTGCCATTCTCTTTTTGAGAAGGAGGCTTATTATTGTCATTTTTTGAGAAATAAGATTCACCTTGTTCCGAAGTGATGTCTAAAGTTTCAATTTGTTCCTTGTATTTTGTTTCTGGAATTGCAATATTGAAACCTTCTGAGAACTTTTTCAAAAATTCATCTGTAGGAGTTCTATTCCCTTTCAGAATCTCACTTATACTGCCTTTACTATATCCTGTCTTTCTATGAATTTCGGCAACAGGAAACTTAAACGAAACCTTTTTAAGCATTTCATTGAATATACCTATGTTGTCAATTTTCTTAATATCAATCATTTATAAAATTTTAAAAAATAAATGCAATTATATACGAAAATAAGTTTCAAAAAGTTTTGTAGTTTCAATTAGTTCTGTATATTTGCATATAATTACGAACGAAATTACAAATAAAATATGAGAGTATCAACATTAATCTTAGAAAAAATCAAAAACGACAGGGTATTCCGTCAACACACAGCTCTAGCATTAGGCGTTACAGAACGAAATGTAGAGATTTTAGGAACTAAAAATTCTGACAACCTAACAAAAGCCGCTGCTGTGAAATTCTACAAAAGCACAGGTCTAAAAGAAGAAGATATTTTCGAAAATGAATAAGATTGAAAAAATAGCATTTATAAAAAGTCAGGTAAGGGAGTTAGAAACTCACGAAGAGCTTTTTAAGCAAGGATTAAGTTCAATTACAAGCCGTAAGAGAAACTTAGAATTGGAACTGGATAGTTTGGGAGCTTCCAGTTCCGCCCGAAAGGGTAAATATGAACTTTCTCCCGAAAAGAAATTAGAAGCTATTGCAAGCCTTACAAAATAAAAGAACCACTTCGCGAAAAGTGGTTCTTACAATCAAATTTTTAATCACGAGTAATAATTAAAAACCTTTAGAGATGTCAAAAGTAAACAAAAATCTACAATTCCACAAACCGGACATTAAATTTCCAATGTTCCCTTTTGTATATGCCTACATCGAAAGCGCATACAACAAAGTAGAATCATTTCAAGACTTCACTGCATTCATTCACGGATGTATGAATGAGGCTGAAAGAACTAAAAATAACGTGCGAAAAGCAGCATACACAACCATAGCAAATGCGCTTTATTCAGTAGAAACAAAGGTGTCTTTTGAATCAAAAGCACTTGAAATATTAGTAGAGAAATTATGAAAAAAGCAAAACCCATCAAAGGCAACGGCAATGTAAACCGATTTTATAATTGGCTTGTAATGTGCGGAAATATTCATTTAAACAATCACGAAAGCGTAATAAATGCGCTTAGAATTGTAGCCCTTCACCAGCCTAACCAAAACATAAAATCGAATGAATTACGATAACGAAAAAACTAACAGACTATTTTCAATATTCTGTTACGGTGTGCTTTTCGCACTAACAATAGGAATGTTAATAGGTTGCTTAATGACCTATTTCATATTAAAATAATAATCAAATTTAAATCACGAGTAAAAATGAAAACAATTCAAATCAAAGAAATCAACCTTACCAACTTCAAAGGGTTGAGAAATGAAAAAATCAGTTTCGAAAAAAACACTGATATTTTTGGAGCCAACGGAACCGGAAAAACTACCATAATGGATGCGTTCCTATGGATGTTGTTTGGAAAAGATTCCACCGATAGAAAAGATTTTGAGATCAAAACATTGGATAAATTCAATGTGGCCATTCCAAAAATAGAGCACGAAGTTGCGGCAACAATTATGGTAGATGATGTAGAGATTATTATCTCACGTATTCTCAAAGAAAATTGGGTGAAGAAAAGAGGTTCAGAAACAACTGAATTCTCTGGAAATGTAACAGAGTATTATTGGAATGGAGTTCCTATGCAACAAAAAGAATTTCAAGCGAGAGTTTCTGAAATCTTAGAAGAAACCATTTTCAAGATGATCACAAATCCTTTGGCTTTCAATGCGATGAAATGGCAAGATCGAAGAAACATCCTAATTGCAATGGCACCGGTTACCGAAGAAGAATTAGCCAATGGTAATGAAGCATTCGAAAAACTGTTGAACGATGCCAAAGATTACAAAACTGTTGAGGAATACAAAAAGATGATCACGGCTTCCATCAAAAAAGCCAAAGAAGATATCAAAGCAATTCCAACCCGAATTGATGAGGTTTCTAAATCACGTCCAGAATCTTTTGATTTCAATAATTTAAAAGTAGGTCTAGGCTTGAGAGAAAATGATCTTAAAAAAGTAGATGAAGCTATCCAAAACAAATCAGCTGCTTTCGATGGTAAGTTGGCCGAAATCAACAAAAAGAAAGCTGCTGCCAATGCTTTAAAATCGGACATTGAAATTATTGAAACCAATACTTTAACCGAGATTGAAAATGGACTAAAACCCAACACTACTGTTTTAGACAATCTGAAACGCAATCTGGAAACCAAAAAAGGAGAATTGGCCAGTTATGAAAATGGTGTGAATAGTTTGAAAGCCAAAGTGGTTTCAATCGAAGGAGGTATTGCAGAACACGTTAAAAAATTGGAAGCATTACGCAACGATTGGGCTGTCGAAAATGCCAAAGAATTAACCTTTGGCGATAATGATTTCCATTGTCCAACGTGCAAACGTGAGTTTGAAGCTGGAGACGTTGAAGGTAAAAAAGCCGAAATGCTGACTAATTTCAAAACTAAGAAAGCCGAAAATCTGGCAGCTATCAATACCAAAGGTGCTAATATTAAAGCCGAAAATGAAACTTTAAATACGGAACTTTTAACAGTGTTGGGAAGAATAGAAACTGGAAAAACCTACATCGAAACGCTAAAATCAGAAGTAGCTACATTAGAAAGCAATGTTAATGCTGAAGCCGAAAAACTTATTCCTGGTCCAGAATTCGATACTCAAACTTTGTTGGCTAATAAATTGGAAAGAAACCTTGATTACTTGGATAAAAAACAAGAATTAAAAACCATTCTAGCCACTATCGAAGAAGTTCCAACGGTGGATATCTCAGACTTGCAATCACAAAGAGCAGTCTTGGTTACAGAAATAGACACCATCAAATCACAATTGCGCAACGAGGACCAAATAAAAGCAGTTGAAAAACGCATTACGGACCTGGAGAAAGAAGAAAGCAAATTGGCACAACAAATCGCCAATGTTGAGAAAACACAATTTGTAATAGAGAAATTCAACAAACTTAAAATTGACACGCTGGAAGCGAAGATCAACGAGAAATTCAAGTTTGTAAACTTTAGAATGTTCGAAACTCAAATCAATGGTGGAGAATCTGAATGCTGTGATGCTCTTATCGATGGTGTGCCGTTCAGCGATGCAAATAATGCTTCAAAAATAAATGCTGGCTTAGACATCATTAATACGCTTTGCGAATTTTACAAAGTAACAGCTCCGATTTTTATTGACAACCGAGAATCAATCATCAATGTAATCGATATCGAAAGCCAGTTGATCAACTTGATTGTATCTGAAAATGATTCCAAATTGAGAGTAGGTTATCCGATTCCAAATTACGACTTGTTAGTAAATGAAGCTGTGTAATTATGAAAAACAATAATTCCAAAGTAGATGGGCTTTCTCTTGAAGAATGGATTGCCAAAGAAACCACTTTAAGAACAGCAAAATTATGGGGTGATGGCGTAGAATTTTCGCCTGTTATTTGCTCTGAAGTTATTGGTGACGGACAACAACTTGTTTATTTAGGAACTATAAGCCAACGACCATATCATTGGCTTATAAGAATAGACAGCCAAACTGATATTAATTCTGATGATTTTGATTTTGAGGATATTCTACAGCCATTGGAAGAGTGTTTTGGTAGAAAGGAAGATTATATAAGCGAGGAAGAATTTCAGAAACTAAAAGCCGATGGTGATGATGAATGTAACATTTGTGAAACCTACGAAGAATGGCTTGAATCTAATTATGAATATCCTAAAATTGGATGGGATGGAGGTTATTGGGGCTTAGTTGTAAATATGGTTACTGGTGAGGTCGGTTAAAAATAGCAGAAGATTATAAAAGGCTTTTATCTGAAATAATGGAATTAAAAAATTAATAACATAAAATGTTACTTAATTGTATAATATGTTATTTTAATTTGTATATTTACAGAGTAGTTCGTCCGACATTAGAACTTGAACTTTTAGCCTTCTTAAAAGAGATTACCCGTCGGACGGTAATTGATTTTTCGAAGGCATTTTTATTTTATGTTATGGAAAATAAAACCAAAATACCACGCAATCAAGACGGCCATCTGTTGGCAAATTGCAAAGTAAACAAAGGAGTTACAATTGGATCATTTGATTGCACGGCCAATTGTGAGCATAACAAAAATACTCGCAAAGAAATAGAAACTCAAGGCTTTGATCTGGAGTTCGTAAGATGCGAAGCAATCATAAGTAGTAATCAATTACAAATCGAATTATGAGCACACCACTTTATAAACAAAGACAAGATTTAGACGAAGCATCCAGAATGCTAGAATCTAAAATTAAAGAAATGACACATCAACGTCAAGTGTTGATAAATGCTTTCAACTCTATTGATAAAAATCAAGAAAATATCTTAGAAAGCGGAAGTATTTTGGCTCACGAAGCTAGAGAAATAATGAGAAAAATAAATTTATAAACAATCAAATTTTTAAACAATGAGTACAACAAACACAGCAGTAGCAACCGTTAAGAACGATATTTCTACTCAAGTATTAGCAAAAATCGATGCTTTTCAAGCGTCTGGAGAACTAACATTACCTAAAGGTTATAATGTAGAAAACGCTTTGAAATCGGCTTACATCATTCTTTCAAACCCAAAAGACAACATTTTAGCAAAATGTGATAAATCATCCGTTGCAGAGGCTTTATTAAAGATGGTAGTCTACGGAGTTTCACCCATCAAAAAGCAATGTTATTTTATTCCTTATGGCGAAAAATTAGAATGTTCAATTTCTTATGCTGGTAACATTGCCATTGCAAAAAGATACGGAAATCTAAAAAGCATCAAAGGAAATGCCGTTTTCGAAGGTGACACTTTCGAGTTTGAAGTTGACACCGTAACCGGAAGAAGAAAAGTAACAAAACACATTCAAACTCTTGAAAGTGTTGGTTCAAACAAAATCAAAGGAGCTTATGCTGTATTTGAATTGAATGATGGTTCTATCGATGTTGAGGTAATGAGCATCGCTCAAATTCAAATGGCTTGGAACCAAGGAGGATCAAAAGGAAATTCACCAGCGCACAAAAACTTTGCCGACCAAATGGCCATCAAAACTGTTTTGAACAGAGCTTGCAAATTATTGATAAGCAGTTCTGACGATTCGGTTCTTTATGATCCTTTGGAAGAAGAAAATGTTATTGATGTAACTGGCGAAAACGTACAACACGAAATCAAATCTAAAGCCAACAAAACACCGTTGGATTATGAAGAAGCAACTGTTATTGATGAAGAAATTGTTACTTCAGAAAATACAAATGGAGCTGCAGCTCAAGAATTAGAACTTGAACCTCAACTAGGTTTCTAATGGAACTAACCGTCATAGGAACAGGCTCACAAGGTAACGCTTACATTCTCAGCAATGGGAATGAAGCGCTACTCATTGAGTGTGGTGTAAATATCAAGGAAATAAACAAATCCTTGAATTTCAATTATAAAAACATTGTTGGATGCTTGGTTACACATGAACATATGGACCACGCCAAAAGCATTGCAGAAGTAATGAAAATAGGGGTTAATGTTTATGCTTCGCCTGGAACTTTGAAAGCAAGATATGTAGACGAAAATCACAAAGCCAAAGCGATTGTATCAAAACAAACCTTTCAATTAGGAAATTTCAAAATACTGGCTTTCGATGTGAAACACGATGCTGCAGAACCTTTGGGATTCTTAATAGAGCATCCTGATTGCGGAAAAGTGCTTTTCCTGACCGATACCAATTATTGTGAGTACACCTTCAAAGGATTGAATAATATCATTATAGAAGCCAATTATTCAAAGGAAATCATTGACCGAAAATTTGGAGCTGATTCTGGAAAGGAATTTTTAAGAAACCGAATTCTAAAATCGCATTTCTCACTGGCCAACTGCAAAGATATGTTGTCAGCAAATGACTTGTCAAAAGTAAACAACATCGTTTTGATACACCTTTCAGGCAGCAATTCAGATGAAAAGCAATTCCAAAAAGAAGTGGCAGAACTCACAGGAAAAAACGTCACCGTGGCGAGCAACGGAATGAAAATCAATTTTAATAAAACACCATTTTAGTTATGGCAAAATCATTTATAGAACACTCGAAATCTAATTTTACAAGTGAGTCACCAAGCATTGAGCAAATAAATACTGGATGTATGCAACGCATTGCGAGTGCTACTGAATTAATGGCTACAAACTTTTTAAAACTTCAAAATGAAAATGATTATCTGAGAAAAAGAAATAGGAATTTACAAGATGATAATGATCACTTGAGAAGATCCGCTAACACTTACAAAGGAAAGTATAATCGATTAAAAAACATTCAGAAATAATGCACCGACCAAAACCAATCAACCCACGCAAAGCAAACCAAACATTTTTACTTATTGTAATTTTTGTCATCGCTTTAATTTGCGGAATCGCAAATGCACAAGTTCACGTAAAAGACAATCAATCCTTTCATTTAGCTATCGGAAACGATGGAGTTGAAATTGAAACTTCCAGAAACCTATACATCAGAGCTGGATTAAGTACAGATAAAGCCATTGGCTGCATCGGAATTAATATTTCAGATAGCTATGATGATCAATGGGTAAATCATTTTGGTATTCGATTAGGTAAACTATACGCACTACCTGCTGGAGTATTCGGTATTGAATATGGTGTAGATAAAAAATTAACCGAAAAACTATTTATCGGATGCCGAATTTATAATGATTGGATAGCCAATAATTGCGGTACCGAAAGTAAAATAGGTTACGGAATTAGACTTGGATTTTATTTATAAGCTATGATCTACAACGCCTCAAACCAACTTCAAAAAAAGCAAGCAATCGAAAAGCTGAAGTATTTCATTGCTAACGAAAAAACGTTCGAATTGAAAGCTAAACATCCCAAAAGAAGTATTTCGCAAAACAGCTATTTGCATTTAATCCTGACTTGGTTTGGAATTGAAACTGGATATACAATGGAGGAAGTAAAGCAAGAAATATTCAAAAAGCACGTCAATTCAGCTATTTTTTATGAAGGAGAATTTGAAGGCAAGATTCAAGGATTCAAAATAGAACGCTGGCGAAGTACTGCGAGTTTAGACACTGCCGAAACTACTTTGGCAATAGATCGGTTTCGGAACTTCTCAAGCCAAGAACTCGGGATTTATCTCCCAGAACCCAAAGAGTTAGCATTATTACAAGACTTAGAAAACGAAATTAGTAAACACAATAATCAGGAATATTTATGAA